AACCAAGTCGAGGTACTTCTTGCGACCCTTCAGGTCAACGAAGATTGCGTATACCTTGTTGTCATCGGTAGCCGAAGGAAGTGTGGACGTTGTGCCGGTAGCATCAGCATCGGTGCCGAAGCGAGCGCCCACAATGTCGGCATAGGAGCCGTCTGTGTCGGACTCTTGCAACTTCAGCGCGGTTAGCGCGATGTCGGTTGCGCCAAGCTCAACAAGGAAGGTAGCGTATGCGAAACCTTCGGTATTTACTGAATTGGTGGTAGCGCTTGCGTTGTCGATGATTGCCGCAGGCGGTGTTACGTTTACGTACTTAACTGATTGCAGTGCGTTTGCCATTATTTAGGTCTCCTTAGATTATGCGTTTGTTGAAATGAGAGCCGCAACTGCGCCGCGTGTGCGGTTTGCCGCCGTAGCGTTATAGTTACCGTTATCGTGAACGATGAAATCGAAGCGCTCCGTACCGAGCACCTGCGCGCTGCGTGTAAGGAAGTTCGTTTCCGATTGTGTGTTGGTCGCAACTTCGATACCCTGACGATCGCAGAACAATGTGGACTGAGACAAATCACCGAACAGCGCGAATACTTGGCTGTTTGCTTCGGTGCTCGGCATTGCGTTTACGTACACAACAGGATAGCCTAAGAAGCGCTGAGGTACGCCGTTGGTTGCGTCGATAGCAGCATTGCCGCCAAGAGCGTACATGAGGCGTTCCATTGTTGCAGCTGCGGCCGCGTCATGGATGAACCATGAAGGATTGATACCGGGATAGCGTGCGATCTTGTTCTTCACGTCGATGAAGTTCTGCATGGTCACTTCGCTAAATGCATTACCCGCTGCAACTACTGCAGAGCCGAGCTTTGCTTTGTCAGCATCGGTTGTCCATGTTCCGCCGCCGTCTTGCACGAGCTTTTGGAATGAATAGGTCAAACCTACGATACCGCCGTATGTGGATGTACCGTCTCCAACGAATGCGCACTGATCTTCCTTCACTGCCATTGCATACGCAAGTTCGCGTGTGATTTCGTCAGCAAGGTTTACAGATGCATCAGCGTCCAAGATCAAGGAATACTTTGTCAGTGCGCCCAAGATCTTCGGTGTGAGTGTGATTGTCTGCCATTGAGCGTCTGTCGATGTCGGTGTGCCGGTCTCGGACAAGAAATACGCGGTGTTGCCCGATGCGCGCTTCCACTTGATCTTGCGATCAGATGTGGTGGATGTCACGTCGGCATAGTTACGGATGATTCCGTACTCTTCTACCAAGCGAACAATCGCGGTCTCAACTTCGGGGATCACAAACAAGCCAGCGCCGCCTTCGACGTTGGAGCTGAGGGCTTTGAAGTCCACGCCGTTTGATTCACACCATTGCTTTGCTTCCCCTGAGTTGCCAAGTGCGGCTTGGAAGAAGCGGCCAGCCTTGTAAGCGGCTTCGTTATTTTCAAAAATGCGGCTCTTACGTGCCGGTGTTGCGTGTACTGTGTTCACGGTTTCGGTTTTGGTAGGTGAAGGGATAACAGGTACAGGTGTCTTTAGCGATGCAAGGCGTGCTTCGTTTGCCGCCTTGATTTCGATGCGCTTTTCGATGGCCTTCTTATCGCCTTCGAGCTTCTCGATTTGCTTTACCAGTTCATCTGCCTGATCGAGCTGAGCTTGTGTAGGTGCTTCAGCGTCCAAAATGACTTGCAACTGCGCAGCGAGTTCGCCAAGCATTGCAATGATTTCTTCCATTGTCATAGTCGTTGTTTGATTAGTTCATATTTCAGTTTCAGTTGGCGCGCTCGTAATTCGAGCTGCTTCTCTGTGGGTTGTGCGGATGCTATCATTTCCTCGAGATCGGCAAGTCCTGCCTTGACCGTTTCAATGAATGCATTCACACGGGTTACGTTCGCGGCGCTAAGTTTGCGCCCTTCTTTGACTCGCATCTCACTGCGTACCTTCGTGCGCTCCAAAAACCGCTTGATGTCTGTGACCAGAGCATCCGCATCAGAGTCGAAGGACATTTGAGATTTCATCGATAGTATCGCCGTTGCCGGGTTCGCACCGACCAGCACCGGAGACCACTCCATTAGGTTTACATCTGTGAGTTCGCGGACACCGTCTTCCGCCATTTGGTCTGTATTGACGGTATAGCCGATGGAAAATTCATCAATAATTCCCTCGGCAATATCGCTGAATGCTTCCTTGCCGCGCTGAGTATTGAGGTTGAATTTCCCCCTGATAAAAAGACCGCCGTAGCCTTTGATGGACTCAGGCAGGCGAGGGTCTCCACTCTTGAGTTCCACGGCCTCGAGAGTCTTGGCAACGGGAAGTTCCCAGTTGTGCATCCATACTCCCTTAGGCATCTTTGTTTCAAGACTCTTGGAAAAAGCCCCTTGAATAACTCGCTCATTGTAGGAATCGACGTTGTCGAAAACAGAGACGACCGCCTCAATAATACCTTCGGAGGCGGATTTGATGTGGGCTTTAAGCCCATGCTTGTATTCCATACGAAAAAGGCGCAACCGCCCAATAAGTTAGGTGATTGCGCCTTTTCGCAATGAGGGATCAGCAGCATAGAACAGCGTGCAGAGGTTACTCGCTTTCCTACTACTGACGTAATTTATGTAGTGGCCTTATTCTGCGCAACTACTTTTTTTCGTTGTGCCAGTTTTTTTTCCACATGCTCAGACTTTAGGACACGCAGCGCCTCGATTAGGTTATCAGTACTCGCACACAAGCGCACCGCCATGTGCACCTGCGAGCGGAGCTTTGCTTCCTCTTCCCAGTTAAGCGCTTTGTTTTCATTCGGTTGCATCATATTCGCCCCGCTCGTGTTGGTACAAGTACACATCTGCAGTTGCATGAATCTTTGGCTTTGGCGTTCGGGTCTCCCGGATGGGAAACACGCGCACCGTTCAAATTCCAATAGCCCTCAGCATTCGGCGGTGTTCGGTTAATTGCCGAATGCGCTGATCTTACCTTGCCATCATTGCGCGAAGTCCACACCGGCACGATCTTCTTATTCGGGTCTTGGATCTGCGCGTTGCGTTTCTTCCACGTTTCGCGCTGTGTCTTGCCCGATACCGAAGTGGTGGTCGTGCGTCCGATCAGGTCAGCCCTTGAGGTCTTGATCACCTCGAATTGGTTTTTGATCACGGTAGATAGTTCATCGGCCGTCATGTTGGCATTCGCCTCGATCGTCTTGCGCAGTTCGTCGCGGATCGTGCCGACCGATTCCGTGATTTGTGCCGTAGATAGATTGGTGGCTTCCTTAAGGGTTGCCTCGAAGTTCGTATTGCCGAACTCTTCCATCGTTGTGCCCGCCTGCTCTAAGCTGTCACCTACCACATTCGTGACCAGCGCATTGAAGTTGCGCTTTGTGCCCTCGACAAACTTTTTCACCCATACGGAAAAGTTGAACGGCTCGGCCTTAACCGACGCGCCGCCGCGGGTCTTCACGGATGTCAGCACCGTGCGTTCAAGTTCGGCCGCTACTTTGGCGAAGTCCTTTGCAATGCGCTTCACGTACAGTTCGTTGCGGTCATCTTGCCGTTTCCATTCTACCATCTCGTATTGCTCAGAGTATTCTTTACCGAGGTAGTCATGAGTCACCTCGCCTTCGAAAGACGGGAAAGCGTCCTCGTCGATCACTTCAGGCGGTTCATATGTCCCTTCGGGTTGCGGCGCGATTGGTTCGGTTCCGATCGGCGTCATCGGTGTAAGTTGATACGTGAACACATCGCCATCCATGATTGGCGCCTGCCCTAAGATTACGCGGGCTTCGTTTTGGGTGATGATGTTCGCTTGAAATTGCTGAATAGCCGACGCCTGCACAGATTCCATGCTCGGCTGCAAAGCTTCGACGTGTGACATGTCGAACTCAAGTTCAATATCGGGGTATTCCTTTGCAAAACCTTGCTCGAATGTTTCTTCCCACGCGTTCCAAATCGGCACACGTGTGAGTGTGGTGAATTGCTTGAATGCTTCCTCCATGTTGGAGTACGTGGAGTTCATAAGCCCCGCATACGTCATCGCCACAAGCGGATGCACGCGGAAGGCTTGGCAGATCGCCACCTCTGCACGGCTGATGATGTTGTCCGCCTGCAATTCCTCGAGGTTAAACGATAGGCGCTCATAGGTTGCACCGCCTGACAGCACCGCCGTGCGTCCTCGCTTCGCCCCGCCGTAGTTGTCTCCGAATTGTTCGCGTATCATGTCGATCTGCTGCGCGTTCATTGCCGCCTCTGGTGGGAAGGATAGCATACCACGCGGCATACCGTCGTTCTTCAGTGTCGAGTAGATGATCTTCTCCATTTCGCCGTAGATATCCACGCCACGCGCCGCTGCCAAGATCGGACTCATTCCCTTGTGAGGCCTTAGGGGGTCGATGATGTGGCTGCGGAAGTGGATCACATCGTCGGCCGGTATGATCTTAGTCACATTGTCCACTTTGTATTCGTAGTGGTCAATCCATTCGTACTGGCTCGGAACCGGGCTGATCTGACCATCATGGTACGGATACAGTCCGACTACGTTACCTTGCGCGCCGCGCACTTTGATCACATAGCAGTTGCCACCGATGGATACATACGACGCAATAAACGATAGCAGCTGCGCGCCTGACATCGCCTTGTTTGGTTTTTGCAGTAGTTTGGTCAGCGGATGCTCTTCTTGCTCCACGCCGTTTTGCATCACGTACAACGGCGGCTCGGATAGCGTCATCGTGTAGGCCGAGATACAGCCCTGCACAGCGGCGTTTTGATACATGCCCTGCTTAACAAGCTCGGCAAATGATTGGTTCAGTTCAAACGTAGCCCCACCACCGATTTGATACGCCGAACGTGGCTGCGGCAGTGGTAGCTGTTTGGCTCTTGAGATTTCAAGCCCAAAGAGTTTCATATTTGGAAGGCGAAAAAGTTTTGCGCGTGTCCGGCAAATGAATAAGCGAGCGCGTCACACATGTCATCGTGCGCGCCATTTGGAAATGTAAGTAGCTCATCCTCGAATTCCCGGATGAGGTGTTTTGAATGGAACACGTATCCATGTTCGTACTTCCCTTCCACCGGTATGAAGCGCGTGACCTTGTCTTTCGTCGGATGCGCGCTCTTGATTGGCAGGGTCGTAGTTCTGATTAGCTCTTGAATCATTGCCGCCTGATATTGCACCGCCTCGATGGTGATGATGTGCGGGTTGTAGCGAGCTGCGAGGTTCTTAATGGTTTCGAGTGTGGCGTTAAATGAGTCCTTGACTCTGACCACATCCACAACGAACAGCGAATCGTTGTGCTTTGCCGAAACCACGATAGCGGAGAAATCCGCATCGGTCTTTTTGGAAATGGCAAGGTCGACGCCGAATGCAATCGATGCGCCTTCAGGTGCTTCGCCGTACTTTATCCATTCACGCTTAAGGCGCGCGCCTGTGGTGGTCACAAGGTCCGCCATGATCTCCTGCTGAAATATGATGCTCGGCATATCCTTGCGCATCATCTCGATTTCACCCGCATCGATGTAGGGATTCGTCGAGGTAGGGTAGTGGAATTGCCCCCAGCGATCATCATCGTACTTGCACAGCTGATCGTTGAAGTACGATCCCGAAAATGGAGTGGACGCGAACCACGCCGAGCCTTTGAAGTCTGCGAGCGTCGGACGGATGACATCGATCCATGCGCGTTCAAGGTTGCGAGAGTGGGCGGCCTCATCGATCAGCGCCAAAGCGTACCGGTTTCCACGTGCGCCGTCGTACCTGTGCAGTCCGTACCAATCCCATGGAGCGGCTGAGCCTTTGAACCGCATTTGAAACTTATCCTCATTGGCCGACTCAATAACCGGCTCAAAGAACTGCTTGGCCTCTTGCCAGCGTTTTTCAAAATCCGTATACGTCGGCGCATAGTACGATACGGGTTTTCCTGAATAGATAGCTTCCGCCGCAAGCGCGAACATAAGGCGGGACTTTCCCCACCTTCGCCCGCAACGCAGTACGTTGAATCGCTTTCGGCGTCCGATAACATCTCGCTGCGCATCATGTAGTGCTATCCGGATTCGCATTGGTGAATTCTAACGTGATTACTTCCTCGATCTCACTCTTGGTCTCGATTGGTGCGTATGTGCCGCATATCTTGAAGATCTCTTGCAGCGCGCGGATATCGCCCTTCTTTGCGATCTCGTGCAGCATGGCCACGATGTCTTCAGTTGTGATAACCTTTTCAAGGCGTTCACGGATATCAACATACGGCTTGCGCCCATTGCCCTCACGCCTTGGGTCGTAGCCTTTGGCGAAGGGTTTAAGGTTGGCATGTCCTTTTTCAGATCCCACTTTTCGTCCGCATTATTTGAACTTAATGAATGTACGATTCAATGATCTCTTTGACCATATCGAGCGACCAAACGATATACGAGTCACCGCCTGCGTGTTTGATCTCTTGATTTACTCTGATCTGCATTGGTGTGGGCTTATGACGCTCGGAGCGTTTTACCTCGAGCGTCACAAAGCGCCCATTGATGCAACAGATGATGTCAGGGATACCAAGCTTCGAGGATACGATCGCCTTGTAATGAAAAATGTCTTTGGCCCATAGGTATTGCAGTATCTTGGCCTGTATGTCTCTCTCAAGTGGCTGCGCTTTCTTAAGCAGTGCCTCGCGCTCGGATGCTTTCATTCCCGGTAATCTCTCATAAAGTGGCTAAGCGTGTAGTCTTCTTTGTTTTGCACCATGTCGAGGATTCGCTCCTCGATACCACCAACGGCGCATAGGTAATGCACCACCGCAGGTTTGGTTCGGTTCATCTTTTGCAGCCGTGCACGCGATTGGAGGTAGTGCATCGCCGAAAAGTTTATATTTAGGAAGATCAGCACGTCAGCGACCGACAGGTCAACACCTTGTGATCCGGATTGTATTTGGCTAATATACACAGACTTAGGGTCGTTTGCAAATACTTTTGGATCGGAGGTGGTGTTATCGAGTACAAGTTCGAGCATATCACGTTCGGCAACGA